TCACAAGTCCGACTTCGGTCAATTCGTTTGGGCAAGTCGAACAAGGATTGTCGAAGCTCTCGAAGGCAATCACTCAAACCCCGCGATCGTTTGGAAAAGAGCACGCGAAGCCTCGATCTACTTCGAAGCGCCCGAGAAAAAAGAGAAGTCTGAAAAAACTGATCTCGAAAAACTTCGACTCCTTATCAACCAAGCCGGTGAGAATAGCGAGGCGCTCAACAATCCGAAAATCATGGCTGCCCTAGTAGTCATCGCAAAAGAGCTTTCAGCTTTCTAGTCCAAAAAATAACATTGTTAGAAAACTGGGGATGGGAGGCGAAAGCCTCCCTTTTTCGTGCCTGTTAGAAACACACCGTCTGATCTGCTTTGTTAGAAAACCATGATAGTACCTTGTAGATGTAGTGGCGGCAGCGGCACATTGTTAGAAAAAATAACATTGTTAGAAAAAAGGGAGGCTAATGTTAGAAAGTGCTTTTTGTAAGTCGTTGATATTAAAGTAATGTTAGTAATGTTAGATTGTTAGATCGTTTTTTAGGTATAACTGAGTTCGAGAGTGCCCTCTCGCAAGTGCATTAAGAGCAAAGTTCAAAACGAGAACGTTGTTATATATTATATTTTCTATTAACAATCTAACATTACCCTCACTTTTTCTCTCAAACCCGCGTCGTTCGTGGCTTTGCATTGTTAGAAAGTGTGTTAGATTTTCCTTAATTTTTCTAACATTCTAACATAAAAACCTAACATAGCCGCGACACTAGCCGTTGGCTTGACAAAGTAGTACAAGTGTGGTACAATGTTCACATAAACTGATAAAAGCAACAACGAACCTAAAAAATAACATTGTTAGAAAAAGGAGCAACACCATGCAGCTATTTGATTTCATTTTACAGAACGACCCAACCCTAGCGGACGCCGAAGCAATCTGTATGGACGGCGCAATACTGGGCGAAAGCGAAGTGACCGAGCAGCCCAAGCCAACCCACTCTCGACCAGAGGGTGACGCAATCAACGGCGTGCAAATCTGGTACGACTACGCCGCCGACTATTATTTCTTCGAGGAGACAGAAGCATGAAAACAGAAAACACAGACCGCATGACCAAGTGGAGAACGGATAGCATCTATTCGCCCAAAGACCTGAACCTGCATGACCCGCACGAGATGTACCGATGGCAGGACGAAGAAGCCAATGCACCTGCTTGGGTGTGGGCAATGCGGATACTGGGCACTGTCGGTTTCGTTGTGGGTATTTATGCCTTTTGTTTACTCACGTTCTTATTCTAAGGGGTAATTATTATGAATGGTTACGTATGTTTTTGGGGTAGCAAGCGGTTCGAGGTTTACGCGGATACTCTGCTAGACGCTAAGGACAAAGCGGTTGCCGCAGCACAGGCAACGACACGCAAGAAAGTAAAGCCGTGGGATGTCACCGCAGTATTAGCCGAGATGAACGGCGAGCAAGTAACACACAGTGGAGCTGAGCTATGAGTGATTGGCAACAGGAATTGGTGGACTTCATCAACGAGAAGTCTAAAGAGCACGAGGCTATACCTGAGAACAAACTCGGGTACTTCAACCTAATGGCGCAGCTAGCAAGGCACCAAGTGCGACACGCCGAGTGGCAGGTATGGAACGACTTCGATAAGAGGCGAAGCGACTACCCGATAAACCCAACGCTAGCAGAGGACGAGCTATGACCAACCTTAAGCTATACCAAGATAGTCTGCCCGAGCCGATGGAGCCGGAGGATTACCAAATGACGCTAGCTGACCTGCTAGCAGAGTATGACCCGCGTGTTCTAAGGGCTTGGATTGAAGACCAGAAGACCGAGGAACAAAAAATAACAATGTTAGAAAACGAAAGGAGCAAGCCAGATGGGATATAGAAGCGATGTAACCATTGTGATGTACCCGAAGCGCAAGGAAGACTTCAACATGCTCAAGCTGTACGTAGACGAGACATTCCCCAACAAGTTCGAGGTGTGCGAGGACGACAACCGCATCAAGGGCTTTCGTTACCTAATGTTAGAGTTTGATAGCATCAAGTGGTACGAGGGTTACGAGGAGGTTGACGTGTACACGCGAGCCTTCTCCGAGTGGGACACCATGTTCAGGGACGAGTATGAACCGGAAAGCGGGACGCTATTTCACTATGAGTTCGTACGGATAGGCGAGGACTATGAAGACATTGTGTACGACCAGAGTGAGGGCAGTGAGGTGATTCTCGGCGTTGACCGCAATGCGTACGTGAATGTTTAACCAACCCAAAAAATAACATTGTTAGAAAACGAAAGGAGCAAGCCAAATGTTTAGTTCACACGGATACAGCGACTTACCTCGTTTAAGCAGCTATGCCTACGCGGCTCTCGCGGAGAGAGAAATACAGCCGATCAAAGGCAACGGACGCAACGCGGGTATCAAGCCACTAGGCAACCGCAACAGGGCATCCATTCAGATACTTAGGTACAGCGAAGAGGTCACGGTAAAGATGTACGAAACCGAGATACTACGCTACCGCAGGTGTCCCGAGACCGGTGCAGATCAGATCGGTATTTTCTTCGGTGGGTACGATCGTCAGGCTACGGTTGCGGTGATGAACCGCGTGTTACCCCATGGCTTGTCCATTCAGATATTCGACAGCAAGGTGTGGCTTAGTTACCCAACACCAGAACGTTCGGGAATACTCGATGCGCACTTAGTTTGCGCGCTAGACGCCCACACGCTGTGTTGGGTAACAGACAAGGATGGTTCTTATGCGCCGGACAACCCGACAAAGACCATCGTGCACAAGATAGACCGCAAGGCAGCCAAGGAGGCGCGCGCCAGATACAAAGAGTTCAAGGACTACGTGACTCTTACACACAAGGTGCGAGGTGGTGAGTATACCAAAGCCGAGTTCTCGGAGGAGGTAGGCATGGACTTTAAGGGTACGCATTGGAGTTACGTGAGTAACTACCGTCTTCCAGAGAATATAGCGCCCGAAGCTATGTACGAGGAGTCTTTGCGGTTAGCACTAGCCGCGACAGGGCACTACCAATGGTTCAGCTTAAGACAGAGCGACCTAAAACTGTTTACCGAGAGCATAGAAATACCCCTTGAGCGGATAAACAAGGCGTTGGAGCACCAGATTCGCCTCAACCACAAGGACACTATGTTCTACGAAGAAGAGACTACGGAGCTAAAGCGTGACCCGTACAAGAAGTATTTTTAGTGTGGGGTAATTCCATTAGCCGGCTTTTGGAAATGTGCGCGACAGGTGTAGTTTACTTGACAGTGTATTATATATGTGGTACACTACACCTGTAACCTGAAAAAGTGTTACAGAAATCAAAGAAGTCTTACAGAAATCAAAGCAAACCAAAAAATAACATTGTTATAAAAAGGATCAGTACTATGAATACCAACAAAGTATTAAATCACACTACAGTCACGCTAGCGCAAGCGGCAACTATCATCTTAGCGACCCCCAACAACCGCTACGCATTACTAGGTGAGCCGGGCATTGGCAAATCATCACTGCAAAAGCCAATCATAAAAGCCTTACCCGACCATGAGCACTCAATGGTTGATGTACCTAACCTCGACTTGGGTGACGTGGCAATGCCTGTTATTAACCGAGAGCTACGGGTGACCGAGTACTACCCGAACAAGCGCTTCGGACTACATACGGGCAAGCCAGTCGTAATATGCCTCGATGAGTTTTCCAAAGGTGCAGCGCCAGTACAGAATATGTTGCACCCCATGCTCGAGTCATCTAACCCGCGACTTGGTGACCTGCCGATACCCAAGGGCAGTGTCATATTTATGACAGGTAACCTAGACACGGACGGCGTGGGCGACAGCCTCAAAGCGCACACTCGCAACCGCATCATCCCGCTGTATGTGTCTAAGCCAACGGCGGAAGAGTGGCTATCGTGGGCAGCACAGAACAACATTCACCCACTGATGATGGCGTTCGTTCACCAAGTGCCACACTGTATGGCGTCATACCTCGATGCAGGGCAAGAAGAGAACGGGCTTATCTACCATCCCAACAAGCAGCAGCGGGCTTACTTCTCGCCTCGTTCAGCAGCGGCAGCGTCTAACGTGCTATGGGCTATGGACGACATGGACGAGACTTCACTTAGGGCTTGCTTAGAAGGGGCAATAGGTGAACCGGCAGCCGCCGAGCTAATGGCGTACATCAACTACCAGAACGAGTTACCGGCGTTCGCAACGATAGAGAAAGACCCGCTCAATGCCAAGCTACCCGTAGGTGTCGGTCCCAATGCTGTCGTGGTATTCGGTACGCTCGAGCGAGTGACCAAGGAGAACTGCGAGGCGGTGATGACTTACATGAGCAGACTCGATGAGGAGTGGCAGTGTGTGTTCTCTATTAACTTCGCCAAGAAGCCACAGAAGCAGCAGATAGCGTTCCGTTCAGCAGCGTTTAAGAAGTGGTTGGACGAGAACCAAGACTTACTCTAAAAAATAACATTGTTATAAAAGGACAGAGACATGGACGCAACCCGCAAACTTAAGAAGGCTAAGATAAGCCTCATGCGTAGCCCCAAGTTCGCACTATGGCAAGGCATCTTCATGCTAGGTACGACCACTGTGCGAGACGACATACCAACCGCGTGTACCGATGGTTGGAACGAGATGTACGGTCGGGCTTTCATCGAAGAGTTACCCGACAAGCAACTGGCATTTGTTGTGGCACACGAGGGGTTACACAAAGCGTTACGCCAGCTTACTACATGGCGGGCACTGTGGACGTTAGACGCTAAGCTCGCCAATGCTGCAATGGACTACGTTATCAACCTGATACTCAAAGACACTGACCCGTACTGTGAGGTGATCGAGATGCCTATGCGTGACGGTGAGGTGCTAGGGTTGATCGACGAGAAGTACCGAGGCATGAACACCAAGCAGGTCTTCGATATTCTAAAGCAGGAACAGGAAGAAGGCGGTGGTGGTGGCGGTGAAGGCTTTGATGACCACGATTGGGAAGGTGCAAGTGAGCAGCCCGCCGAGGAAGTAGAAGCCCAAGCTAAGGAAGTGGAGCGCGCACTGCGCCAAGGTCGCATGCTAGATGGCAAGATGAATGGCAAGAACGGTAGCAACTTACCACGCGAGATAGCTGACTTACTCAAGCCCAAGGTCGATTGGCGCGAGCAGCTTCGAGAGTTCGTCAATGCCATCTGTGCTAACAAGGACGCGTCATCATGGCGGCGAGTCAACCGCAGGTTCTTACACTTGGATACTTACATGCCTAGCCTAGTAGGTGAGAGCGTGGGGCACATCGTGGTCGGTGTAGATACTTCGGGTTCGATACGCACTGAGGAGATCACTAGGTTCTTGTCCGAGGTGCAAGCTATCGCTAACCATGTTCACCCTGAGAAGGTTGATCTTATCTACTGGGATCACGCAGTAGCAGGGCACGAGGAGTATGACGCAGCCTCGCTGATGACTTTGGTTAACTCGACCAAGCCCCGAGGTGGTGGAGGTACAGACCCGCGCTGTGTGTCTACTTACTTAAAAGAGAAGAAGGTAAAGCCCGAGTGCGTCATCATGCTGACCGATGGGTACATAGGTGACTGGGGTAATGATTGGGACGCGCCTACATTGTGGGCGATAACAGACAACGAGCAAGCCATGTCCCCTGTGGGCAAAACAATACACATGGCAGCATAAGGAGCACGACATGAAATGGGTACTGATACTTAAGATTGTAATTGCGGGACAGACGACACTTGAGACGCGAAGCTTTCCAACCGAAGCAACCTGTAACTTAAACGGGCGGGTGTGGCTAGCAGAGCAGCTATTAAAAGTGGACGAAGTAGATTTCGCTATAACGTATAAGTGCGAGGAACAATAACATGAAAGCAACACTACGATTCGGATACCAAACTTTTGTCCTTGAAGCTGAGGACGCCTTGAAGATAATCACCATCCTCGACGAGAGCAGTGAGCGGTACGAAGAGAAGTTCCACAGAGACTCGGAAGGAGAGGATGCCTACTACACGCACCACGTGTGGAAGAACGATGACAAAGCTACATCACTGGAGCTGATGTCTGAGAATACCTATCGCATAGGTAAGCTAGCCGGTAAACCAACCAACGATTAAAAAATAACATTGTTATAAAACTTAAGGAGCAACAACTATGAGCATAGCAAACAGCGCATTATTAGTAGACCACAACATCAGCGTGTGGACAGCGAACAAGAAAGACCAATCAGCGACAGCACTATTGTTAGCCGACAACTCCGCATCATCGGACGCGGCAACCGTTAACAAGAATCTCATGGCGGGTACGCACAAGCGTAAGGCTATCTCTGACTACGCTGCTAAATGTAGGGCACGACACATCGCCCTGACCCTGCCTTGGAGTGACAAGGGTTCTAGGATACTGCCAACCAGTATGTTCCTAGACTACAAGCAAGAGATGAACGCACGCATAGCGCACTTCAATAGCCTAGTAGATGAGTTCATCGACGAGTACCCCAACCTCGTGCAACAAGCAAGCAACTATCATAGCGCATTAGGCAAGCTCTTTGATTCCGCAGACTATCCAGAGTCTTACGAAGTGCGCGAGATGTTCGGGTACAGGCTAGTGTTCAGCCCTATCGCCGAGTCTAGTGACTTCCGTTTGGACGCACCGCAACAAGAGCTAGAAGAAGTAAAGCGCGGCTACGAAGAAAGCTTCAACGCCCGTCTGGCTACGACACTACGCGAGCCTTGGAATCGACTTCACGAAGTTCTTTCCGGTATATCTTCTAAGCTAGGAAGTGAGAGCAGCAAGTATCAAGACGACCGGTTTATAACCAACGCGCGGTCTATGTGTGCCATGCTAACTCACCTCAACGTGACCAAAGACCCCGAGCTTGAGAAGGCGCGGAAACAACTTGAAGCTGCTCTAGTAGGGGCTAATGTAGAGACGCTGAAAGACAACTCCCACGCCCGAGAAGAGATGAAGACGAGCGTGGACGACATACTTAAACAGTTCGATTGGTAACCACAGGAGAAAGACGATGGACTTAGATAAAGCGATGGAGCTACAGAAGGGGCGCATGGTGCACGTTAATCTGCGCCTACCCTCAGAGGTAGTAGAGTTTTATAAGAAGTACAACAACTACTCAGCAGCGATGCGGCATGTCTTGGCTCAGTATGTGTACGAAGCGAAAGCCGAGGACGAAGAAAAAAATAACGATGTTAGTTTTTATTGACACAGTCCAGTTTTATGGTACATTCGGTATATGGCTACGACACCAGAAAAGAAAGTAAAGGATAAAGTAGTAAAGCTACTCAAGCAGTATGGCATTTACTACTTCTTCCCTGCGACCTACGGAATGGGTAGGAGTGGGGTGCCGGACATCATCTGCTGCAACGAGGGTAAGTTCTTAGCTGTCGAGTGTAAGGCGGGTAAGGGTAAGACTACTGCGTTACAGGACAGGGAGCTTGCAGCTATTAAAGCAGCGGGTGGGGATGCGTTCGTAATCAACGAGAACAACATAGATATGCTTAAGGAGTATATAGATGAATCAAGGAGTAGCACTGCTACTGAAGAGAATGGAGACTAACCCAGAGGAGTTTCCCTTGGGTACGGGTCTTACTAGGCACGATAGCCGGTGGGGTAAGTTCCTACAGTATGTCATAGATGACGACAAGCGTGGGGGTTTTTTGTCCGAGAAAGAGCGGCAGCTAGTAGCCGATAAGTACTGGAGCCTACAGGCAACAGCGTTTAGCGAAGCAGTAATGCAAGAGCTAGTAGACCCAGAACCAGAGTTGCCGTTTTAAAGGGAAACAACATGTACGAGTACAACTGCAAGATCGTAAGAGTCGTGGACGGAGATACAGTAGATGTTGATATTGATCTTGGTTTTGATACTTGGAAGTGCGGTGAGCGCATACGTCTTTACGGTATTGATACTCCCGAGTGTCGCACTAGAGATGCAGAGGAGAAAAAATACGGACTCATGGCGAAGAAATTTGTCGAACAATGTTTGCACAAAGGAGGGACGTACGTCCTTACGACGAGAGAGAAAGGCAAGTTCGGGCGATACCTAGGCGTCATCATGCTAGGCGGTAGGACTTCGATCAATGCTGCTCTAGTAAGCGAACACCTAGCCGTACCGTACTCTGGACAGAACAAAGAAGACATAGCCCAACAACATTTAATCAACAGGGAGAAGCTAGATGCCACTCACGAACAAGAAGACTAAGTCGCTGCAAGGACATTGGGAAGCGCCAGAAGATATAAAGCAACTACTTAAAGACTATCCCGTCACTAAGGTTTCGTTTAGCAAAGCGTTATTACTAACCAGATACTCATCCTTTGATGAGACGACTAAGCGACGCGCAGAAAAAGTAATAGATTGTTTAATGAGACACAGGCCGTACCGATGAAGATAATAACCCTCGACTTCGAGACGTACTACGCTAAGGACTACGGGCTACGCAAGTGTACGACGGAGGAGTATATCCGGCACGAGCAGTTCGAAGTTATCGGCGTAAGCGTGAAGGTAGATGACGGGGAAACCGAGTGGTTCTCTGGAACGAAGAAAGACACCAAGGACTTCCTTAAGAAGCTAGATTGGGAAAGCTCAGTGGCTGTAGCACACAACGCTATGTTTGATATGGCTATACTTAACTGGCACTTCGACATACGCCCAAGGAAAATCGTAGACACGCTGTCTATGGCTCGTGCTCTTTACGGTACTGAAGTAGGTGGAAGCCTCGATGCTTTGGTAACGCGGTTTAACTTAGGTGTGAAGGGTAACGAAGTACTCAACGCGCTAGGCAAACGGCGACTAGACTTCACACCGGAAGAGATGGAGGCATACGCGGGCTACTGTATTAACGACACGGAGCTAACATACAAACTGTTTGGTGTACTGGCTAAGGACTTCCCGATGTCGGAGCTTAACCTTATAGACCTGACTATCCGTATGTTTACCGAGCCGGTGATTGAGCTAGACGAGGCGAGGCTGATGTCTCACTTGCAGCTAGTGCAGATACAGAAAGAACAACTCATGGACAAGCTATCCCACGAGAGGGAGACACTCATGAGTAACCCGAAGTTAGCCGAGCTTCTTATAGACCTTGGGGTTACCCCGCCTACTAAGATAAGCGCGAGGACAGGCAAGGAAGCCTACGCATTCGCTAAGAGTGACGAAGGGTTTAAAGCCTTACTAGAGCACGAGGACTCTTATGTGCAAGCTATCGTTGCTGCCCGTATGGGTGTGAAGTCTACGATTGAAGAGACGCGTACCGAAAGGTTTATCTCTGTGGCTAGGCGTGGGGCACTACCTATACCGCTACGTTACTACGCGGCACACACAGGCAGATGGGGTGGCTCGGATAAGATCAACATGCAGAACCTACCGCGTGGCTCGCAGCTTAAGTTCGCTATGCTTGCGCCGGAGGGCTATAAGTTTGTTGACTCTGACTTGTCGCAGATTGAAGCGCGTACTCTAGCATGGCTAGCAGAGCAGGGAGACTTACTCACGGCGTTTGAGCGAGGCGATGATGTGTACAAGATCATGGCGTCAGCGATCTACGGTAAGCCGGTAGAAGACATAGACAAAGACGAACGCTTTGTTGGTAAGACTACGATCTTGGGTTGTGGCTATGGCATGGGCGCTGCAAAGTTTAGGGCGCAGCTAAAGACATTCGGTAAAGACCTGCCCCAAGAAGAGTGCGAACGAATCATAGAAGTCTACCGCTCTACGTACCCGAAGATACCAGAATTATGGCGTGCTGCTAGCAAAGCGCTCGATGCAATGATAAGTAATCAGTCTTCTCCTATAGGCAGAGCAGGTGCAGTTATGGTAGAGGGCACTGCGGGCATACGCTTACCCAACGGGCTGTACTTAAAGTACCCGAACCTTCGCAAAGTTAATAACGAAGAAGGCCGCACTGAGATGGTATACGACACTAAGCGTGGGCGAACCACTATAGATAACAGGATATACGGAGGCAAAGCTATAGAGAATGTATGCCAAGCCTTAGCGCGTATCGTTATCGGTGAGCAGTTACTCCGCGTAGCTAAGAAGTACAAGGTAGCCATGACCGTACATGATGCGATTGGTTGCATAGTACCCGAGGCTGAAGAACAGACGGGTAAAGAGTTTGTCGAGATGGTAATGAAGGTGCGACCTACGTGGGCACAGGATTTACCTTTGGACTGCGAGGCGTTTACGGGCGACTCGTATGGAGGTTGTAAATAGTTTTTGGTAGGGGGTAGGGTTCAAAGGTTACCTACCCCGTGTCCCAGTGGGCGGTGGGCATATTCAGCAAAACACCCTCAGTTAACGATCGCGGCCACGGTATTTAGCTTTGTTAATCAAGCTAGTACCTCCTACGTGATGCGTTGCCGAAGAAGCTATGAGACAGCTAGTCGTGTGAAACGAAGCAAGTTGAACTGAATGGGTGGGAATACTTGTTAGTGGCAACACGCACCAATTAAAAAATAACCATGTTATAAAAGGGAAACAAACGATGAAAAATGTAAATGAGTTAAGAGATCAACTGGCAGATACTTTCACAGCACTTAGCAACGGAGACCTCGAAGCTAAAACGGCTAAAGAACTAGCTAACCTAGCAGGGAAGATGATTAACTCTGCTAAAGTACAGCTAGAGTATCATGCGCTACGCAGTGACCATGACGCCAAAATAACTTTCCTGCACTCTACGGATAAGTAATGGTGGCGCTACGTAAATGTAGCAAGTGTGGGGTGGAGAAGGAACTCTGCCCTGAACACTTCCATAGGAGCAAACGAATTGCTCTTGGTTTTGGGTACACATGTAAGACATGCAAGTTACTTGCCCTAAAACTTTGGAAGAAGGCTAACCCTGATAAAGCTAAGGCCCAGAAAAAAAGATACCACGCCAAACATCCTGAGAAACAAGAAGAGAAAAAGAAACGGTGGCGGGCTAACAACCCTGAAAAATGGAAAGCCCAATTAAAAAGAAGGCGGGAAGCTAGAAAAGCTAGAGACCCAGAAAAGTACGAAGCCGAACGGAAAGCCCAAAAACAACGCGCAAGAGAAAGACTAACAGACGGGTATATAAAAAGTTTAATGGTTAATGCCAATAGCTTACGCCGAAAAGATATACCTCAAGAACTTGTTGATGCTAAGAGACTTCAGTTGATGATAACCCGCAAAATAAAAGAACTAGAGGGATAAGGGTGAAAGTATTAGGCAGAAAATACTACCGCAAAAGTAAGAGTCAGATGACGAATACTTGGGCGCTCGATCTGGACTGCGGGCACACAAAACTAATCCGAGCTACTTCTGCCAATTACGCTCGCGCCGAAGTAGTACGTAACGCGCTGTGCGATGTATGTGATAACCCTAAGAAGAGAGCTATGCCTACGCCAAAAAAACTACAGGACTTAGCTACTTACATTATTGAAAATAACCTATAAGGAGAAAGACGATGGAAGATAAAGAAGATTGGATTGTTAAAGAGATTGAATGGGACGTTGAAGACCCAGAGGGAACTATAAACAACCTGCAAGCTTTCGTGGACGACCCATCCAATAAGGGCTACAAGTTTGACAGCATGGAATCGGTATCGGACCCCTCTAGGTTTCGTGTGTATATGACACTGGAGCGGGGTGCAAATAAAGTAGATGTTGAATGGAAAACTACTTACGGCATAACAGGGAAGGGCCACGCTGATGAGTAACAGAGATTCTTTAGATGCAGACTTAGATAGATGGCAAGACGAGCAAGACGAAGACCGTATAGACCCTGCTGATGCCGCACGTGATCGTGCTGAGTACTTAGCAGACCAAGGAGACTACGATGACTAACGAAGAGATTAGAGAGAGGCTTAAGTTGTTTGCGCAAGAACTAAACAAACACAAACGCTTGCGTGAGGGAAACAAATGAATGGCAAAGGTAGTAGACGTAGACCAACCCTTATCCCTGCTAAAGACTTCGGGGATAACTGGGCAAAAATCTTTGAGAAACCAAAACAGAAGGAGCAAGAGAATGTTGACAGCAGAGATACCGAACTTGAACATGGAACCGAAGAAGGACAGCCCACTACAGAAACAGACGGGCGGGACGCATTATAAGAACATGGCTATCCAACCTGCCGAGTACGCAGAGAAGAACGGCTTGTCTCTACTAGAGGGTAACGTAGTAAAGTATATAACTAGGTGGAAGTTGAAGGGGCAACCCTTGTCGGACTTAGAAAAAGCTAAGCACTGCATCGACCTACTGATTGAGATACACAACGTCAAATGAAAATAACAATAGAAGTAGATGGCGCTGATGCCGAAGAACTTGTTGCCCTAGTACAACGTGCAGCAGAGGCGGTGGAAAAACTAGAAGCCATTCTCGAGGAGTTTGAAGATGCTGATAAAGTGTAATGCCGCCGACCATTCGTATCTCATAGAGGACGACCCCGTACGCCCTGAGCTATTCGAGGATAACAGTGTGCGGTTTGAAGACCCGTTCCATGTGTACGCAGAGGTGAACGACGAGACGGGAGAGATAGCCGCTGTTGTTTGCACAATAATATGTAGGTTTGTGCCGCAAGATGAGTACCAGATAAAACTTATTGGTATGGGGAAGCTTGAGCAGATCGAAGAAGAGCTGGAAGAACGTGAAGAAATATACGGAGAGTTGGGTACTGTGCTATGCCCCTATTCGGTGTGGTCTTACCAACGGGGGCACGGTAGGAAGTTAATCAACAACCTGCTAGAAGCAGCACCCATAATGCACCCAGAGGTAGACGCAGTAATAACCATGTCTCCACATACGGATACAGCGTTACGTTTTCACATGCGCAACGGCGCGGCAATATTTTCGACTAACGCTAAATGCGTCAACTACGAGTACGAGGTGGAAGATGTCCTACTTCACTGATTTTACAGGTGCTTTAGAAGAAGCAGAGTTCTGCGCCACAAAAGAAAAAATTACCTACGGCATACGCGTAGAGGGTGAGCTGTTCGAGGTGTATAAAATAGAACGGCGCGGGGCGCATAACCCTTTAGAAATATCTGGAAGGAGGGCAGGAAGGCTATGAGTCCAGAACAAAAGAGAGAACTCAGCAAACAAATTACAATACAAACAGCGAGTTACCTGTCAAAAGGAGGTAAAATACAGGCAGTGCCTAGAGGAGTTAGCGCGAAGGATTGCATAAGTCCATCTTTTGACAACCTCGGTTTCTCTCAACGGCAAGAAAATAACGCAGCTAAAAATCGGAAATAAATGATATGACAGCTTGGTCTTACAGTAGTATAAAAACTTTCGATCAGTGCCCTAAGAAGTACTATCATCTAAAAATAGCCAAAGACGTTAAGGATTCAGGCAGTGAAGCAACCCTATATGGGCAAGCTTTGCACTCAGCCGCTGAAGACTATGTTAAAGGCACAGCCGACCTGCCCGCTAAGTTTGGCTTTATTAGAGACACACTAGACGCACTAAAAGCCATCGAGGGCGAGAAACTATGCGAGTTAAGGCTCGGAGTTAAACGCGATGGCGACACGTTCGAACCCTGTAAGTTCCTAGCGAAAGACGTTTGGTGGAGAGGCATAGCCGACTTGGTGGTAATCAACGGCGACATGGCTTACTCCATCGACTATAAGACTAGCAAAAATGCGAAGTACGCGGATACTAAACAGCTAGACCTAGTAGCTGCCGCCTTGTTTGTACACTACCCGCAGGTTAAAAAGATTAAGTCTGCTCTAGCATTTGTAGTGAGCAACGATCTTATACAGAAGGTGCACACAGCCGACATGCGGGACTCTTACTTCGAGACTTTTGCGGACGAACTAGAACGACTGGAGGTAGCGCAAGATAACAATGTGTGGAACGCAAACAGTAGCCCCCTTTGTGGGTGGTGCCCAGTAACTTCATGTGAACATCATAGGCCACGAAAATGAGAAAGCCCAGAGA